CACGTTTCTTAATCATACGTTAATTGATTAATATCATGTAACATACCCTAGTAGGAGCCTTATAATGGCCGCAATGACAAATTTACTCGTCAAAGACGATGCTAACCCTTTAGTTGAACAAACTCTAGTGCCTATCACTGATACGCCGGAACCTTTTTGGAGATCTCAAATGGCAGGAGTGCCGTTTGAGGGCCAGATTCGGTTGACGCAGTCAGTGGTACAACAAAAGAATGGCAGCTATAAGATTACAGCTAAGTTGGAAGTACCGGTAATGGAGACATTAGGTGCGTCAGGGACATCATTTGGTTATGTTGCTCCGTCCAAAGTCGCTTACGTTTCGACAGTCATCTTAACGATGTTTGCCGATAAGCGTTCAACGATCGCGGATAGAAGCAATTGCCTTAAAATGATGATAGGTTTGATAGCCGGAGCTTCATCAACAACTGCTACTGGTACCATAAATGGTGCTAGTGCTGCAGACGTTGTGAAGAATTCGACTGCTGCGTTTCCGCAGCTTTTCTCAACCCTTATTCTCGCTAATTGATGTTTAATTAGCGTAATCCCGACCAGTATAATGCTGGTCGTCTTTACCTTAGGAGGTAAGTATGGATTATGTAAAAGAATTCCCTGCCGATAAATCCCTTATCATTATCGGTCGGTTAGCCGAGACTTGCTCTCGTTTAGGTGGTCCTCTTTCGAAACTGCTTTATCGCATGTTTCTTGATGGGAATTACTTGGGTTTAATCGATTTTGCATTTGATTACACTCAAGATTTCTCTTGTGATGATTTCTTATATGCTCGTCAGATTCAGTCTCTTTTGTCAAAACAAGAGTGGTTGGATTTGGGGATCAACAAAGAAGAAGTTGCATTTGATACCTTTATGAAAGCAGAGGAGTTGTGTCGGGAGACGAACATTCGTTTCAGAGGTAATCTATCTGAAGTTTCTTCAGATATTCACGGCGTTTTGCACGCTGCGAGTAGAAAAATAGATACCTTGTTGGGCGAAGTTCCCTCGTATTCCGATTTAACTTTCTCATTTGGTCCTGGCGCTACAACCAACATAAAAAGAG